ATCCCATTTGCAGGTATGGTAGAAGTAGATTTAGACCTAATTCTTGAGGAAATGTATGGCAAAAATACTCAAAATATGCCAAAATACGTGGTGTTAGGAGACGGAAGTCTCTACATTTTCCATAAAGAGGAAGACCGCTATGCCCTATGTGAACAAACCCCGTCCTTACAAGAAGGAATACCAGCAGCAAAAGGAGAGGAAAGAGCAACCTACACGGAATGCTCGGGAGAGGGCACGTTACGAGATGGACAAGAAGGGTGTGGACAGGAAGGGCAAGGATATTGACCATGTTATCCCTCTTTCGAAAGGCGGCACCAACGCTTCGTCAAACCTTAAGCTCAAATCACCGAGCGTCAATCGCTCATTCAGCCGGAACTCAGACCACACAGTTAAAAAGAACCGACCGAAAAATGGAAATAATAAATAACAAAGCGTTGGTAATTAACACTCGAAGACCCCACCTTGTAACAGAATGTATTAAGAAAAGCGAAATTGTTGAAACCGACGGAGACATGCACAAAGTTGTAGTGCATTGGGGTTTAAAAGAAGCGCAAGCTTTAGCAAGATTAAAAGTAGAAAAAGTTCCGTCACCAATCCATCGTGACTATGATTGGCCTGGGGTTTACCCTCCGATGGCACATCAGCGTGACACAGCTAACTTTTTAACACTACATCCACGTGCGTTTGTATTTAACGAGCAGGGCACAGGCAAGACTGCATCAGCTATATGGGCAGCCGACTATCTATTAAACCAAGGCGCTATCAACCGAGTTCTTATTATCTGTCCGTTGTCTATTATGCAATCAGCATGGCAAGCAGATCTATTTAAGTTCGCCGTACATCGCAAGGTAGATGTTGCTTACGGGGACCGCTTTAAGAGAAAGGCTATCATCGAAGGCGACGCCGACTTCATTATCATTAACTATGATGGTGTTGAGATTGTTTCTGAGGCTATTGAAGCTGGTGGGTTTGACCTAATTATTATTGATGAAGCCAATGCGTACAAGACTGTAACCACGCAGCGTTGGAAGACACTTAGCAAGCTCATAAAAGATAGCACTTGGTTATGGATGATGACTGGTACGCCAGCTGCACAAAATCCTACCGACGCTTACGGCTTAGCCAAGCTATGTGTGCCTGACCGAGTACCTAGGTTCTTCGGGGCTTTCCGTGACCAGACTATGGTTAACATTAGTAAGTTCAAATGGATGCCAAAACCAACGTCGAGTCAAGTAGTTTTTAATGCACTACAACCCGCCATACGCTTTACCAAAAAAGAATGTTTAGATCTACCGGAGGTTACACATGTTTACAGGGACGCCCCCCTTACTGCGCAACAGGAGAAATACTACAAACTCCTCAAAAAAGAAATGCTCATGGTCGCAGATGGCGAAGAAATTAGCACCGTCAATGCTGCCGTCAACCTTAATAAACTTCTGCAAATCAGTGGTGGTGCTGTGTATTCTGATACCGGTGCTGTTATTGAGTTTGATGTTTCTAACCGTCTTCGAGTTATCACAGAAGGAATAGAAGAGTCAAGTAATAAAGTGCTTGTCTTTGTGCCTTTTACTCATACAATAGAGTTACTCAAAGAGCATTTGAGAGGGGCAGGTATTGTCTGCGATATCATAAATGGGGCTGTTCCCGTATCTAGGCGGACAGAGATTTTTAAACGGTTCCAAGAAACAGAATACCCAAAAGTCCTTTTAATTCAACCACAAGCAGCAGCACATGGCGTTACGCTAACTGCAGCGGACACAATCATTTGGTATAGCCCTGTTACATCAATTGAAACTTATTTGCAAGCTAATGCTCGTATCGACCGACAGGGTCAAAAAAACGCTATGACTGTGGTGCATATTAAGGGTTCTCCCGTAGAAGCAAGACTGTATGCCATGCTACAAAATAAACTTAACGTACATGATAAACTGATAGACCTATATAAAAATGAAGTTGAAGAAAACACTTGACAAAGTAAATCGTTGTGATATTATTATTTAACGGACACAGATTCGTAAACAAAGAAAGGAAGGTATGACAGAGATAAGCGTAGATAAAATCGTCGAAGTCTACATTAAGATTAGAGACGCACGGGATGAAGCCCGTAAGAAAGCGGATGAAATTGACGCCGACTATGAAGGACAACTCAAAGTCCTTGAAGCACAGATGTTAGATGTATGCAAAGCTACTGGGGCAACAAGTCTTAAAACCCCCTCTGGCACCGTTATGCGCTCAGTTAAAAGTCGCTACTGGACTAATGATTGGGAGAAGTTTTACGATTTTCTGTTTGAACATAATGTGCCTGAGTTACTAGAAAAGCGCATACATCAAACAAACATTAAGCAATTCTTAGAAGAAAACCCCGACTTGCTACCACTCGGGATAAATGTGGATAGCGAACACTCGATAACAGTAAGGAGAAGCAAATGAGTGAAATCACTCTATTTAATCAAGATTTACCCGACTACCTCAAAGACGTAGAATTAGATGCCGTAACTAAAGCTCTAGTCGGTAATAGCGGTAGCAAGCGTATCTCATTGCGTGGTGGCAAATTCCGCATGGTTGTTAACGGAGAAGAAATTCTCACAAGCAATAGCGATTCTTTGAACGTAGTTATTGTTAATGCAGCAAGAGATGTATCAAGGACTTTTTATGCTAAAGCTTACAATCCGAAAGAAGATGCTGTTATTCCAGATTGCTGGTCTAATGATGGCGTTACGCCTGACGCTACGGCTGAGGATCCTCAGCACCACAATTGCGCTGAATGTCCGCAGAACGTTAAGGGATCCGGTGCTGGTGGAGGCCGTGCTTGTCGTCATTTCCGCAGGGTTGCTGTTGCTCTTGCTGATGACATTGGTGGAGATGTTTATCAGTTACAACTTGCGTCTAAATCTATATTTGGCAAAGGCGATTTAACTCATATGCCATTTGAGCAGTATGTTAAGTATGTTGGCTCACAAGGCTATAACTTAAATACCCTAACTACTGAAATGCGTTTTGATCCTGATAGCGATACTGCTAAGTTGTTCTTCAAACCATTGAAGTTCTTATCTAAAGAGCAGTGGGAAGTTGCTAAGAAACAAGGCGAAACCCAATCAGCTAAGCGTGCTATTGAGTTTGTATTTACTAAGACTGATAAGCCTGCCCAGCTAGCTGCACCAAAAGCCAAGTCTGAGCCTGAGTTAGTTGAAGCTGCAATCGAGGAACCTAAAAAGCGCCCCGAGAAAAAAGCAGCCGAGCCTACCGCTAAGAAAGATTTAGGATCCATCATGGATAACTGGAGTAAGGAGTAACCCATGAGCCTAAGAGGCTATAGCTATCGGCTTGTGAAAGCCAACAAAGCTGCTGATTCTAAGCATATTGGAGTCAAGCTTGGTCGGTATTGCATCACTAACGATATCCCAGTAATACAGATAGCACAGCAGTTTAATGTGTCTCGCATGACTGTATACAACTGGTTTAGCGGAATAGTAATGCCACACAAGGCTACGGTCGCACAAATAGAAAAGCTATTGAGTAAATAGTTTACCCCCGGGGCAGCTAGTTTGACGGAACGAAAAGGGAGATGCCGAATCCCCTGCTGCCCTTCCTTTCTTCGGTTTTGAGGTGATATGGCAACGACAGACTTATTAAATGCAGTGCTTCCCGCAGAAGGGTGGTATTGCATTGTCGGTTTAAAACAAGAGGGGCGCCCAAGACAGACGTTTGTTCAAACTATCGAAGAAGCAGAAGATGAGATAGCGAATTTAGTCGGTGAAGAATACGATGCTTATTTTGCTTGTGCCAAGTATGAGAATGACCAAGACGGTCGCACGCAAAAGAACAGCGCTTACTTCAAATCGTTTTGGCTTGATGTTGATTGCGGAGTAGACAAGGATATTAGTGGCAAAGGTTACGTAGACCAAGCTACTGGCTTGACTGAACTCAAAAAGTTTTGTGAGGCTATAAATTTACCGTTACCGACGGTAGTTAATTCGGGTCGTGGTATCCATGCATATTGGAGATTGGCAGAGACTATTGGTCGTGCCGAATGGAAACCCGTCGCCGACCGCCTTAAGGCTTTGTGTGAAGAGCACAAGTTTAGGGCTGACCCATCACGCACTGCAGAGAGCGCATCAATCCTACGGGTGCCTGAGACATTTAACTATAAGCAAGAACCAGCCCTATCTGTATCAATACTACAGTTGGCAGATGAGACACCATACGAAGATATCAAAGCTGCTATTGGTGTTCTGATTGCGCCTGACTATATACCACGTCAGTTTAGTGCTATGACCCAAGCTGCGATGAGCAATCGTCAAAGTCGGTTCCGCACTATCTTGATGAAGACTACAGAAGGTAAAGGTTGTGCTCAGCTAGAGCATATTGCGATTAACCAAGCTGATATAGAGGAGCCATTATGGAGAGCAGGATTATCTATTGCTCATGCGTGTGTTGATGCGGAAGAAGCCATCCATATTATCTCGAGCAATCACCCGGAGTACGATGCGGCGCAAACTGAAAGAAAAGCTCAGTCTACCAAAGGGCCGTATACTTGTGCGACGTTTGAGAAACTCAACCCCGAGGGATGTTCACAATGCCCGCACAAGGGTGAGATATCGTCTCCGATACAGCTCGGCTCTGAAATTGCAGCCGCTCCCAAGGATGCTACTATCGTTGAAACGACGTCTAGTGGAGAGCAGAAATTCCGTGTACCAGAGTTTCCTTTCCCATATTTCCGAGGTAAAAACGGAGGCGTATATAGACAGGGCTCCGACGAAGAAGAAGACGCTACCCTAGTGTATGAACATGACTTATATATTGTGAAGCGTTTACATGATCCCGCAAAAGGGGAATCGGTATGGATTCGTGCGCACTTTCCACAAGACGGTGTTAAAGAATTTGCTATGCCAGCCAACGACTTAATGGCTATAGATAAACTAAAAGATAAGCTAGGTTGGCACGGTGTCTATGGACCCAAAAAACAAATGGAGAACATAACAGCATTTCTAATAGCGTGCGCTAAAGATTTGCAACACAAACAAAGGACAGAAATTATGAGAACACAATTTGGTTGGACGGAGGATAACTCTGAGTTTATTCTTGGAGATAAAGAAATTACCGCAGAAAAGATTAGCTATAGCCCACCATCAAGTGCAACAGGTAGTTTAGCCACGTTTATGCAGCCGGTCGGTACATTAGAAGATTGGCAAGAAGTTATTAAAGTGTATGACCAAGAAGGGTTTGAGCCACACGCATTTGGTTTCTTTACCGCATTTGGCGCACCTTTATTAAAGCATTTAAACTTACGTGGCGCTATCATTAACTTGGTAAACAATACATCAGGCACAGGTAAATCTACTATTCTCAAGGCGTGCAATAGCGTCTATGGGCACCCCGATGAATTAATGCTGCAATGGAAAGATACGCTAAATGCAATGATCCATCGCTTGGGCATTATGAATAACTTGCCGGTTACGATTGATGAGATTACTAAGTTGTCAGGCGATAACTTCTCAGACTTGGCTTATGGTATTTCGCAGGGTCGTGGTAAGAACCGTATGCAGCAACACTCCAACGCCGAGCGGGTTAACTTAACGAAGTGGGCTACGATTGCGCTATGCAGTTCTAATGCGTCGTTCCAAGATAAGCTAGCTGCGCTCAAGGCTACACCTGATGGTGAGTTCATGCGTTTGTTTGAGTACCGTATTGAGCAGACCGACATCCTTTCAAAAGAAGAAGCCGACGTTCTATTCAATAAGCTCTACTTAAACTACGGTCATGCAGGTCAGCAATATATTAAATACCTCGTGGATAACTTAGAAGACGCTATTGATACAGTAATCCAAGTTCAGCAAAAGCTAGACGAAGAGATTGGCTTAACTAACCGTGAGCGGTTCTGGTCGGCAGTTGTTGCATGTAACATTGCTGGCGCCCTGTTAGCTAAGGATATTGGGGTTTTACCTGACTTTGATATTGGTCGTGTCTATCGCTGGGTTGTTAAGGAAGTTAAGGTTATGCGTTCTGAGGTTAAGGCCCCAAGTGCTAGCAATCAAGCCAGCGTCATTGGCGAATTTATGAATGAGCACCGTGCTTCTACCCTAGTTATTAATGCCCAGGTGGATAATCGCACCGGTATGGAGCAGCTACCAATTGTTGAGCCTAAGTTTAACGACCTGTTTGTACGGATTGAACCTGATGAGAAACTACTGTATATCAATGCCAAACAGCTAAGGCAGTATTGTTCTAAGCACCAGATCACGTTAAAAGAGGTTTTAAAGGGTTTAGAAGCCGACGGCATATACTTGGCTCAGATTAAAAAGCGCCTCTCTAAAGGCACTAAAATCCCTTCCTCGCCGGTCGATGCTTATAAGTTTGACCTAAGCAAGGGTAACTTCCTCGATGCCGAGACCTATATAGAAGCCGCTAAGAACGTACCAGATGTTGATCCACGGGCTGAGCTTCAGAGTTAACTGGGCTAAGTTTAAGGTTGGCGCTAGCATTTTTATCCCTTGTTTGGATACGGATGCTGCGCTGGCTGGAGTTATCAAGGTAACAAAAAGGTTACGTTACAAGATAAGGCACAGGGTGGTGGTTGACAAAGGGATACACGGCTTGCGTGTTTGGCGGATTAAGTAGTATTATTCAGGTGTAGCTTCTCGCTACGTCCTTTCGAGTGTTATTTTGGTCCCGCTTCGGCGGGACTTTTTTAATCTATATTTCCGTATTCACCCATCTCGCTAAGCTGACCAATAAGTTTTTTATTAATCTTTGCCCCACCAGTTACAGAAGAAAGAGCACGCAGCTTGTAACGACGCTTAATTGAGTTAGTTATGTTTTTGCCAGTGATTGCCATGCCAGGATTAGAAGCATTAAACCGACTAATTTTTTCTAGTGTACGCTGCATTAGGGCATCATCTTGTGTATCTACAGCAAGAAACGCTGCGTTTAACAACATGTCATGTTTGTGGATAATTTCCTGCTCGGCGTTTTTCATCTCAATATTAGCTTTTTGCTTTTGAGCAAGACGTTCTGGTTGGAAGCCAAGTGCTTGGGCAGCAATCTCTGTATTGCTAAAGTCAGGTATAAGTTCATCACCAGATAAAGTTAATGCACCTTCACGCTCAAGTCGTGCAGCTTTGAGTCCGTTTTTAATAATAGCCGGAGATACAGTCTCTATAGCACGGTCTAAATGTCCTTGAGAGTATTGGTCATAAGCATTAAAGGCGTTGATGCCTAGTCCCACGGCGGGACCCATGAGGCTAACTATATAGGCTTGTGCAGCACTTTGCATGTCAGGTTGCTTACGCTGGTCTCTAAACCACATATCGTTTAAACCCATGCGGTCGGCTAAATCTATGCCAGTTGCTTGTGAGGCTACACCACGAGTAATAGAGTCACCAACAAAACCACCAAAGGTCTCAGCTGCCCAATTCTTGAACCAATTATCAAAATCAAAAGGTTTGTCTACTTCATCATCGTCAGCAAATACGTAGTGCAAGATTTCCATTAAACTTGACAAAGCTGCCCATCCAGGTAAACCCGTAGCTCCGGCAAATATAAAAGTAGTACCAAGCGTACCCATCAGGCGTTTTTTGCCCTCGGCTTTAAAGTCTTTAATATATGTATCTATAGCGTCTTGTAAGTCTTGACCATCTAAAGCTTCTTGACCATCTTCAAGGCGAGTGTTGTTAATTTCACCACCAATATCTTGGCGATCATTAGCATCAAACTTCTTAGCAAACCCTTCGTACGCACTGCGGGCTAACATATACGTCATTTGCTGAGAGAACTGCTTGAACTGCAAGAATACTTTGGCATAAGCAGGTTGGAAGAACCTAGGTTTATTTAATGCTGAGTAGTCAAACATAGACTTATAGGTTAAATCTTTAGCTTCTTCAATAGCTTTTCTTTGTGCAGCATCTGGGCTAAGTCCAAGTCCGCCTTCAGATACAGGTTTAATATTCTTAGCGTAAGACAAATCATATGCCGACATAGCTACAACTTCACGGTTAAACTTTTCAGCGCCGTGGAACATACCACTTAAAACCTGCATTACTTTTTGAGTACGTCCTGTATACAAATTAGACGGTGTTTCAGCTAAGCCGACGATGTCATGTGTCAACGTAATATCAATCAAGCCATCGGCAACAAACTTATCAAAAGCTTCTTGTTGCTGTGCAGTAAACATGCCTGGTTTATTAGCAAATGAAGGAAACGCTGGCTTGCCGTCTTTTATAAACCCAGTTGTTGCAAACTTACGGGCATAGTCGGTCATTGTTTTTGCGGTTGCAACATTACCAAACTTAGCACCGACCACAGGAATACCCACTGCAGGTACACCGAGCATGTTAACTAAAGCTGAAGCTGGTGAGGTCATGTACCAAATAAAGGATATATTAGATAGGGCCGATGGAATCTTACCCGTGTCAGGCGGATTCATAATATATTGCAAACGCTTCTCTAGCTCACCGATATAGTCGCCATATACTTTCTTTTCATTGGCCGGCATACCCTCAAGTTTAGACTCAGCACCGTCAATATCTCTATAAAGTTTGTCGCTATGCGCAAGGCGGGACTGCTGGTAAGCAATACGGAAAGCCGATGCTGTAAATGCACGGAGCATATCCTGATTCATACCTTGAATACCTTCACGATTCATAAACATCTTACGAATGTTTTGGTCTGGCAAAGTCTGTAGATAAATTTGCTCAACCGCATCTGTAATGTTATTCTTAAGTTCTTGACGAGTATTGCCGGTTTCGGCTTGAATAAGCGTTTTTAACTTAGATAAGAACTCAAAGTCTTGAATATTTTCATTAATTAAGTTTTTAATGCTGTTGCCTGAAGCTATTTCTTTAGTCTCGCCCCTATCGGCAAGTTGTTTTTCACGCTGCTTTTGAAACTTATTGCGTTCACCTGCAGACTCAAACATATAAAACTCTTTAGACTTACCTTTTCCAACTTGCAACCAATATTGCCCAAAACGACGGATGGGGAAGTAAGGCTCAATAGTGTTTTCCCTAAAGTGAGCGTTTAAATCTTTGTATTCTTGAGATGCAATTGCTTGGGCTTCAGTAAGTCCTTTAGCTTTCAGTGCATCGGCTTTACGTTTTAATAGAACACCTATATGCGCATCTAGCTGGTCTTTGTAAAAATTACGCACATCTCTATATATTTTTTGCCCATCTGGACCAATGTCATTCCACGCTTGATTAAGGCGTTTATCGGATGTATTAATGTCTGGGTCAATACCAAGGCGAGTAGCGTCAAGCATTAGCTTATTAAGGATTTCAGCTTTTTCTTTTTGTTTTGACTGAAACTCCATCCAAGGCTTAACAATATTTCTTGTTTTATTGAGCATTGCATTACGCTCATCTAGCATTGCTTCCATATTATTAATAAAGCTTTTAAAAGCCCCAATCCGAGGACCAACTAAGTCTTGCAGCTGACGCAAAGTAAGTGCACCTAACAAGTGCTTACGAGTAGAGTCTTTAGCATTTTCTAAGAACGTTGGCATATTATCTTTAACTTCAGACCAATCTACTTTGCCAGAAAATACTTGCTGCATAAATTTACGTGCAGTCGGTCCGGCTTTAAACGTATCATCAAGTATATAGCCGCCAAGTTTACTCTGTTGATTCAAAGCTTTAGCTTCAGGAGATAAGTTTGGTGGAGCTTGTAATAAGGCATTAGCATTAGCTAGGGTATACCCCAACACGTTGTTCATACCAAACATTTCTTTAATGATGTCGGTGAACTTATTCCACAAAGTTTTCTTTTGGTTTGGCATTGGAATGCCTTTTAAGAAAGTCTGGAACTCTGGGCTAGTAAATGCTTCAACCACAAACTCATCTATAGAACTAATTTCATTACCTGTACCATATAGTTCTTTAGCAATACCGTACATGCGTTGTAGCTCATCAACAGCCTGTTTTTGCTCCGCCGACAACTTGTCATAATTTATTGGGTCAAGCGCCCAGTGAGTAGCAGCGTGCAATACTTCATGCAAAAATACGTTAGGGTTATTACCACCTTGGTTACGGTTTAAACTTAATGCATCGGCGTTAGGTAAGTAGGTACCTCTAGCATCTAGCACAGCTACAGCAGCTTCATAAGCTTCACGAACTATTTCAACTTGACCAATAATAGCTTGAGTTGTTTCATTAGGAAGACCTAGCTTGCCATTTTTAAGCTCGGTAAAAGCTTTATACATCTCTCTTATATCGTCTGTACGAGCAAAACGTTTTGCTACTGAAGGAAACTCGGTTTGTAATTTAGATACTATCTGCACACGAGTGCTAGCTGCATTTTGGTTAACTAATCTTTGAGCAAATGCTTCTTGTTGGTCGTAGCCAATAGTTGTTGCAAGGTCTAACGACATAAGCTTTTTAGAAAGCTCTTTTTGCCAATTGTTGCCGATCTTAGATAAAGCTCGCAGTGCGCCTTTTAAATCATTGTTAGCAATACGGGTTTCTACTGATGGGTGCATTACTCTACCAAAGCCAGCGCCTTTACCCTTACCTGTAGCTTTACCACTAATGATACCTTTACCTTCGGATGCTTTCTCTTCAGCAGTGCGCTTGCTAATCTTTTCACCCATTTGACGGAACTCATTTACCGTTGCATCAAACCTAGCTAGTGTAGTAGGGTGCATGTTTTTAGACAGCCAATTTCTAAATAGCTGAGCCGTTTCTTTATTTTGACCAGGATACACGGGGCCTTCATCTGCACCTAAATCAAAAGCTGCGGAGCGCATAGCGCTAGCAAAAGGAGCCTCAGGCTCTGCATGGGCAGTTAAATAGTTCTTAGCTGCCTTCTCTTCTGGGGTCATGTACTTCTCGGCTATGTTGCCAAGGCGTTGTAATTCTGCAGCATCTTTTTGTGTACTAACATCCTCATGAGTTTGCCAAGGCAGGATAGCGCTATCACGAGACCGACCAAGTTTAGCCTCGGTGTAATCAAGCATAGCTTCTTGCAACTGCCCACGGAACTCTTTCATGCCCCTAACAGTATTAAGCTTAGGGAACTGAGATATATCTGATAATAAAGTTTGCTGTCCTTCAACATCCATGCCCGCTAATACTGCTGGCAACTTAGACATTTGGCTTTGTTTGTCCTCTGGAGCGGTGCTAAACTTATCAATAAAGTCACGCAAGAACGTCAAGCGCTTAGTTCTATCTAAACCCTTAGCTTCTTTTTGGAAATCATCAATCTCTTCAATTACTTTGTTTATTTCGGCGCTATGAGCATTTACTTCGTTCTCACTAACTGCCGCAGGTTTTATAGTCTTAAAGAAGGATACAAGACCTTTTACTGGATTAACTCCAGTATTTACTAACATCATCTTGCTAGTTGGGTATTCCGGAATCTTAATAGGCTCGGCTTTGGTAGTAACACCGGTTGCACCTTCTGGGGCAGTTAAACCAAACTCTTGCTTAGCTGCTGGTATTGCGCCTTGTTGTTCTACGGGTGCACCTAAATCTAACCCCATTTGCTGAGGAGCGTTAAAAGCTTTTTCTTTACCTGCACTTTGCAGTTCTGTAGCAATAACTTCTTTTTCTTGTTTTATAGCTTTAAGTTCAGCAAATAACTCTTTAGCTACGTCGTCAATTTCACCAGCACGGGGGTCATTTGGGTCAAAGCTAATAATTTGTTTTTGTTGTTTTTGCAGTTCAATTAGTTGATTGTCGATTGCTCTTTCTCGTCCATCAAGTGCTCCAAGGCGCTCGCTAAGAAGAGCCAGTCCTTCCTTGTCAGATCTTCCAGTTCCCCCGAGGGCTTCTCCTTCAGCGCCAATACCCGAAACGCTTGGCTCACTTGTTCCATCGTTAACTTTAGGTCTTGATACATATTCTTTTCCTCCTTGAACACCCGCACCTAAACCGCCGCCGACTATAGCACCTTCAATCATTTGCTGCGCCATTTGGTATGGGTCAATACCTTTTTCAGTGCCTGCAGCACCGCCTAAATATCCAACACCTTCTTCAATTGCTTCTGTACCAGATTGGATACCCGCTTCTTTGCCGATACGTTTTGCTACTGTACCACCAACTGGACCCGCACCGGGGAAGAAACGTTTTGTAGCAAACTTCTCTAAATAAGTCTCAAGCATTGCAGCGCCAGTTGCAGCGGCAACGTCAGATACAGTAGCTTGTTCCCAAGGTTTATTGTCGTTTTCTAAACGGTCGTTAAGAATCTCATTGGCACGAGAATAAATATATGCGGGGGTTATGCCAACTGCAGCTACCATATCAGGAGACGAAGAAATAATACGTTCAGCAATAAAAGGTACTATTAATAATGGTTTACCTGGAAGTTCGCCTAGTTGCGTAGATGGGGCATAACCAACGTCTTTACTATAGTTTTTAAGGCTTTTAGCAAGAGTAAATAAAGGCTGTACTTGGTACTCTTCGTCAATTTCTTTTTGGGTTATTAGCCCTAAAGATTGAGATAACGGTATTGCTGTTTCTACTTTATCACCAATAGCTTCTGCAGTACGTGCAACAGCCTCAACACCTTCACCAGCTAAATTAGCGGCACGTGCAACAAGACCCTTAAATGGATTAGAAGTTTTTATTTCTTCAGCAGGGGCGGCTTTAAACCTACCTAATTCATCAGGTATTTCCCCTTTGGGGCCTAACCCCAACTCTTGTGGAGTATATTCCTTCTTTGGCGCTAATCCTAACTCCTCGGGAGTAAATTCCTTTGTAGCTTTAGCAGGAGCAAGACCAAGTTCTTCTGGTGTATATTCACGAGCCATTTACAGCCTTATTTTATACAGGGGCGTAATTGCCGTTAGGTAACTTTTTAAACGTTCCTTTACCAGGTATTGTAACTGTACCATCTTGGTTCTGCACGGGTACAGGTGTTGCAGCTGTAGGAGAAGTACCTTTAAGAAGTCTAGCTTCTAAATCGGCAATTTCTTTTTGAAGCTTAGCTTTTTCTTCTTTGTCAGTTGTTATTACAAGTCGATTTTGTTTTAACTCAATAGATTTAGCAATTCTTTGTACTTCAACTGATTCTGCCCGACCAGCGCCTTTAACTGCTTGGTAAGCATCAGAATATGTAGCACCTGGATGGTCTTTCATATATTGCTCAACTGCTTCTTTTTCAAGTTTAGTAGCTTGACCCGCAACGTTGGCATGAATTTGAGCAGCGCCTAGTGTAGCAGCATTGTTGCCTTGAGCAATTTTAAGTTGATTTTCAAGTTGTGCAGCTTCATGAAATAATTTATCGCTAGCGGCAATATCACCAGCGGCACGTGCACGTTGACCGGCAGCATACTTAGCTCTAGCTTCAGCTAATGCAGCTTCTCTAGCCTCTTTACCAGCAGCAATTTCACCTGCACCTGTGAGGTATGATTCAGCACCTTCAATAGCGCCAGGCAAGAAACCACGAGGATTAGCACCCATTCTTAAGAATGCTTTAGCTAAATTAGCACGCTCTTTAGCAGATGTTGCTTCACCTAAACCAGCTTGTTGTCTTGCTATCATGTCGGCGTAGGCCTGTTCATCTGCAGTAGCACCGGGTTTAAAGCCTTGTTTCTCTAACATAGCTTGAGTTTGGGCAAGCATACCTTCTCTAGTATTTCCTGCAGGCATAGCGGCTTCTTTTGCTTCACCCCTAAATACAGTTTTTTGCTCAGGTGCAGTAGTAGTTACTGGAGCTTCTTTTGTCGTAGTTACTGGAGCCTCTTTTGCTGCAGTTACTGGGGCTTCTTGTGGTGCGTTAGCAGTTGTAGCCAACAATGCTTTTTTATCTGCGGCTAAAGCTGCACGTGTACGTGGGCTCATACCAAAATCGCTTTGTTCTTTTTGAGCTTTTTTAATCTCTTCATCGCTACGGCGTATACTGCCACGAGTAAGCATTTGCTGCATCTGTTCTTTAGTAAGTGGCTCACCTTCAACGTAGCTTTGATCCTCGCCGTTAAACGCAATAATGCCACCGCCAGCGTAGCCCATAGTATTAAACATATCGCCACCAGCTTGAGCAATGCCGCCCATTCTTTGGTCTGGTGTAGGAGCTTGCGCCATTTGTTGCGCAGCCATAGGGTTACTTGCTAAGCGGTTCTGTGCTTGCTGAGTACCTTGGAAAATGCCTCGCTCATTCGGAGTTACTTGCTGGTCGGCGATGCGCTCTTGTAATTGCTGCGGACTTAAGTTTTGAGACATGCTCTGCAATTGTGGGTCGCTGATTAAATCGCCATATTTGTAACCAGGCACTGCTCCGCCTTCTTTCATACCAATAATGCCACCTTCTTTTTTGCCAAAGTATGACATTGCTGCACCGCCCAAACCTGCAAGTTGTTGAGTTGTGCTTGGTTGTTGCTGGTAAGTAGCAGTTGTTGTTTGTTGTAATGGCAAGCCACGCAACATAGAGTTCATAATACCCAACTGCATAAACGGATATTGCTGAGCTGTAGCGTAGTTAGAAATAGCTTGATTAACTTTTTGCTGTTCAAACGCTTGTTGCTGAGCACCCATTTGATTTTGTGCACCAATACGTGCAAGATCTGCAGCTTGTTGTTGACCACCAATACTTGCTAGCTGGCTTCCGCCCTGCATTGCTTGACCATACCCTTGCAAACCTAAATTAGCGCCAAACTGTTGTGACTGTAATGCTTGGTTATAGGCTTGGTTAGAACCTTGTGCTTGAATATTAGATAGGTTAGAAAGTAAATTACGCTCACGCTCTGTAGAACCTAAAAGCTGACGTGCACCACCATAAGTCCCTTGTCTCGCCGATGACAATTTGTTAGCGTTTTCTGCCATCATTGCTTCACGTACAGCAGCATTTTTAGCTACGTCGGTTACACCCTGTTGATAAGGGTTCATGTAAGCTTGCATAGTTGATGGGTTTGTTACGTTCTGAGCATAGTTAGCACCAGCCCCCATAGATCCCATAGCGCCTAAACCAGTAAGACCTGTAGCCACACCAAATTGACCTGGCGTTTGCATATTAGCTGTTTCGTACTGAGCCTGTCTTTGCATCGGCGAATAGCCAGCAAAGTAGTTGTTAACGTCTTGACTATATGGTTGATATGGACGGAATGACGTCATGTCGTCGTTATAGATTTGCTTCTGGGTAGATTGAAGCATGTTTTCTACATACGGACGTGCGTATTCTGGAACGTTTGTGTTATACGCAGTAGATGTAGTAGGTGCTCCGCCACCTCCGCCGCCACCGTCACCACCACGGGCAACACCGCCGTCGGCTAATAGTTTTTGTTTGTATCTTAAAATGCTCATATTTTTGCCTCTACAATCCTGTAGCGTTCCTTAAACCCATATCTAGTCCACAACCGTGCAATAGATTCTCTTGCGGCACCTTGTATCTTAGTGGCACCGTAACTTCTTAATAATTCTGTAAACTGCTTATAGGTGTCTTGACTGCTAATTAATTTACCGCCGATAGCTACCACAAAAGCTACCCTATAATTTGGTGTGTTATTAAAATTAATTGCTGCTGCACCTTTAATACTATTATCTTCATCTACTGCAACTACTAATAACCAATCGCCTCTAGTTAAAAAAACTTTAGCTTGGTCAATCGTATAATCATCGTCGCCCCATTTAAGAGCATCTGCTAAAAAACCTTCTACTAATGCCCAAGTCTGATGTACGCTTGTAGGCAAAACGGGTTTTATTGTTAAGCTCATTTATGTCGTTTAATCCCTTTAATTCCTTTGTGCAACTTAGGTTTTTTCTTTGTAGTTAGTAGTCCACCAGCACGGTCTCCACCGCCGCCATCACCGCCACCTCCACCGCCGTCACCACCCCCGCCGCCACCATCGCCACCGCCGCCACCATCTCCGCCACCATCTCCGCCACCATCGCCACCGCCATCACCAGAACCACCGCCGTCACCAGAACCGTCGCCACCACCGTCGCCACCACCGTCGCCGCCACCTCCACCACCGTCGCCAATGTAATTTCCATCATTATCATATTTAGCAGCTTCTTCTGGCGTTACAGGCGCAGCTACTCGACGCAACGATTCTTCAATCCGTGACATATCCGGTCTATAGGCTACTGCTGGGTCTTGATATGATAACCCTTCTTGCATCGGAGCTCTCATTGCCGGACGGCTGTACTGCGCCATCATTTGTGCATATAAAGCGCCTAGCCCCGCTTCTGTATAAGGGTTTATTTGCTGCTGTTGCGCAGGTGCATAAGGTGCGGCTTGTTGGTATGGCTGATACTGTGCTTGATATACTGGCCCTTGTTGAATGGGTGTGTACCCCGCTGGAGCAGCTGCCCGTATTGGAGCCTCTGAAATTGGACTTACTATTGATGCAATTGGAGATCCGCCCGCCATATTCTATCCTTAAGCAGGTAAAAATTTATTGGTATTAACTTCGGGGGCTTGTTTCTTTTTGCCTGTTCTTGCACTGCGAATCTTGTCCATCATACTATAAAGCTTTTTAGCACCAGCATCGGTTGAGCCGTTGCCTAAATGAGACACTACATCTGCAGGAACTACAAATTCACCGTCGGCTAAGCGGGCTGGCTGCTTTTTACCAATTTGAGCAGGAATAGAATCGCTCATGCCATCGCCAGGACCTTTAAGTAGCCGACCACCATCGGAATAACTACCAAGACCATGCATAATACCGCCGCTTGCTGCTTCTTCAATATCGCCTAAAGCTTGAGCTTGTTTAAATTGTACTGGGTCTTTAATACCAGCTTTTTTATTAGCTTTATTAAAACGATATAGTGCTGCGTTGTACGCATCTAACTTTGCTGTATTAGGGTCGGTGTCGGTATAAGTACCTACGTCAGCACCAGAACTTCTTGGTAAAGGCTCAACAATGCCTCTGTTTGAAAAAGCTATAGCGCCGCCACCAGCATAATTAGTTTGTCCGTCTTGTGGCCCAAAAGCATCGTTCATTAAACCGCCACTAGCAGCTCTAGGGATTCTATAGTCTGTATATTGCCCTGTATAGTATGGGTTAGGGCGTACAGGTTCTTGAGCACGGAAATTTGGAGAAATGCGCTCTAATGTAGATGTGTATCCACCGGTTGGTACTTGCCCTGTTCCTCCAGGAGTCATGCCATAGTTTTGTGCAAGATATCCGGGGGCTCCAAGAATAGCCGCTTTTTTAACTGTATCCATTGTGTCAGTACCAAGACCACTATAGTAAGAAGGCGCAGCTTGTCCACCGTAGCTAACCCCTGCATTACCCAGAGTTTTCATGGCTTCAGCAGATTGTGCTGGAGTAACTGTGCTAGTCCCAAGCCCAGTAGTAGTATCAGTTATTGAAGGGACTCCAGTTCTAAATGAACCTTGGGCCATTTCTGTAGGACTTAAACCGCTAGTAGGTGCATATCCACTACTAATAGGGTTTCCTGAACCAATTGACATTTCTGCGGGAGTTAAACCTGCTGGCGCCTTACTTACTAATTGATTAGCGTCGGCTAGGGTTGTTGCATTTTTTGCCGCTACATCAACAGCTTGTGGCCCGCTAGTAACTAATGCGTTTGACGTATCACCCGCACTTGAGAATATATTTGGAGCTGCATCATAGCCGCCTAGACCACCAGTAATACCACCGCCGATACCGCCAAATAAAGCGCCTTTACCAACGTCCCCACCTTGAATACCTGCACCAATACCGCCAATAAGAGCACCGGCACCAGCACCCGCTAATAAGCCAGCAGACCCCGCCAAAGCCGTACCTTCAAGAGCACCAGCCAAAGCAGGAGCCGCAGCACCAGCCGTAAAATAAGTAGCCGCAGCCATAGCAACTACAGGCAAAATCTTTTCTAGGAACCCTGCTTCTGGAAGCCCTGTTTCTGGGTTAATAGTTAAGTCGCCGCCATGGGCTAAAGCAAGTTGACGCAAGCCTTTAATCTCGCCAGGGGTCATATGGACGAGTTCTGTATCAGGTCCACGACCTTTAGATTTTAAGTGTTCTGCTGCAATTTTAAGGCTCATACGTGCCCCTTAGGGATAGATTGGTTGATTTTATCATGTTATATAGCCTCTGCACCACTAGCGGTAATGGTTAGCCCAGTAGCAGAACCCTTGACTTGTATGGTGCCGCCCTCATTCATAATCTGTACTCCTGTCCAGCGATAGGTAGTATTAGCGGCAATAGAATAGGTATATAAAAGGGCATTAGTTGTATCTGCCGTACCGCTTTTTGGCACTAAATGCACGTTAACTGTCACGGCACCGCCGGTTGTATTGCAGATATTAAGGTCTTTTATAAGAGTTCTGACCCCAGTCGGTGCTGTATATATAGTTGCTATAGTGCCTGTAATGGCAGCTTGGCCTAGTTGTAGAGGGGTTATATCGTAAAAAGCCATTACATTCCTAACCAAATAAGGACGTTTTGAGAGTTCTGTTCTGTAGAAGCTTTAATGTTGTACTGATCTAGTCGGTTAAAATATAAACGCAAAACGTTTTGAAATTGGTCTTGTTGCCGCTGGTCATACTCAAGCGGTTGTATAGGTAAGGCGGGGGATCTAACTTTGTAATTAGCCATTATCTCTTACCATCTAAGCGACCATCAAGTCTTGGAGCACCTAATTGCCATTGCACACCTATATCAGCAGAGGATATTTTAAAGCCCATCTGACGTGCTCTAGCTCGCATAAATACCTGGTCGGTGTAGGTATCTACAGTTAACTGGACTACATTTTTTGCGGGGGACGTACCATATGCAGAACCAGGGAAGTTTCTAGGTTTAATAGTTAATAGCACCGACGGATTTGGGTTTGTAGCTGTGTCTGACCCATCAAATTGCACGTCAGGAATAATACGCTTAATTAACGTAAAGTTTTCGCCGTCATCTATATCAAAATCTGAAGAAGTAATATACGATGCCATAGGTAATAAGTCATCATCCACGCCTTTTTCATGGTTGTATATGTATTGGTTATCTTCTGCACCAGCAACGGCTTGTGGGTATTGCCTTAATGGGCTGTCGTTCCAAGCAGTACGGCTAAGAGAACCATAGTACCAAATACGGTCTAAGTGGTTATAAATAACATACGCATCATTTACGTTACTGTTGGCTGTCGGATAGAACCACCATACTTCGTTCCATTGCTCATTAGTGCCGCAAACAATTTGATCTAGCTGGTCAAAGTTTAAATTCTCAAACACATGGTTTCTAAGGGTACAAGGAAGAGTATCTACTCGGCCAGAATACATATAGAACTTATCCG